GCAAGAAATTAATTACAATAACAAGCATTATGTTGCTGTGTGTTGGCTTGGTGGCTCAAAACCTGCCGACCAACCTTCTGCTGAAGCTCGTGCAGCCATTTCTTGGCTCTACGAACAAGTAGGTGGAGAACTAAGACCTCACTCTTCGTTTAAACAAACTGATTGTCCAGGTGATGCTTGGCGACAATGGATTATAGAGAAAAAAACAGCAACTATAGATGAACTAAAGAAATCTACAAACATAACAGCAGAAGATTTGTCAAATGCAACAGGTCCAGAGATGCTACATCCACAGTTTATTCAGAAGAAATTAGACACAATTATTGCTAAACTAGAGAATATAGAAAATAAATTAAAGTTAGGAAGAATGATATAATGAGCGAAGAATACAAAGATTTATTAGAGCGTTGCTTGTGGACATTTGTAGAAACATTTGCTTCAACACTTGTCATTACACCTGCACTTGGAGTAGATATAAGCACACTTGAAGTTGCTGCTTTATCAGGTGGTGCTGCTGTATTGTCAGTATTGAAAACATTTGCTAAAAGAAAAGTATCTACACCAACAAAAAAAGTTTCTAAATAATTAGAAAAAAAACAGGGCTAAAGGAGGTAGTATGCCTAATATACCAGAAGAATGGGGTAATAACTTTTATAAGTCAGGGTGGCAACCAGGACTAGAAGTTAATGAACAAACAGGGTTAGGAGAAATAACTCATGTTGGAACAGACCCAGATTATAGAAACAAATTAGATTCTATATTATTAGAATGGGGATTTGACCCTAAACATTATGAAATAGAAGGTTCAGTTCGTGCATCCAGTTGGAATGTACAGCTTAAAGGTGGTAGAACAGAAACCTTTTATGCGTTTAAAGGTATCGTAAAGAAGAAAAGACCTGGACATGACAAGTATTTCCAGGAATTATTTAAACAAGCAAAGAGAAAACCACCTGTTACTAAAAAATTTAATGCAGGTGATACAGCGTTCATGTGGTTTATGAGTGATTGGCAGCTTGGAAAAAAAGATTATGGAGTTGAGAACACTATTGCTAGATACGACAGAGCGTTACAAGATGGTGTGAATCAGATAAAAGACTTGCGTAAGCTAGGTGTAAAGATAGATGAGATATATATGGTGGGATTAGGCGACCTCACAGAAAACTGTACACCACATTTTTACGAAAGCCAACCACACAATGTTTCTCTCACACTAATTGAGCAATACGCATTAGCTAGGTCTATGATTATGAAAACCATAGATACATTCTTACCTCATGCACCTAAATTGATACTGGCAGGTGTGCCTGGTAATCATGGTGAGATGTCAAGGACCAGTAAAGGACAAGTATCTACAAATAGATTAGATAACTCTGACACTATGCACTTGCAAATATGTGAAGAGATTATGAAGGCAAATCCAGAACGATATGGCAAGGTAGAAGTAAACATTCCTTCTGGATTCCATCAGACATTAATAATAAAAGGTAAGAAAGTTAGCTTTACTCATGGACACATGACTGGTGGTTCTGGTAATCCAGAAAATAAAATAGAAAACTGGTGGAAGGGTCAGATGTATGGTTTCTTGCCACCTGGAGATGCAGAGATATTAGTTACTGCTCACTATCATCATTTAAGAATGAAACAACAAGGAGATAGAACTTGGTTTCAAGCACCTTCAATAGATAAGAGTATTGACTTTACTGAGAGGACTGGATTATGGAGTCATCCTGGGGTATTAACATTTACAATTAGTGATAAAGGTTGGTCAAACTATCAACCACTTTAGGTAAAAGGAATCTCTTTGTAGGCTTTTTTATTACCTTTAAAGTCTAACTCTGGATAATACTTTATTGGATATTCTGGATTCTTCCAGATATCAGCTAGTAAATTAGCAGAGTACCATTTAGGGTCAGCATTTGCATTACTAAAATACATAATGCCAACCTTAACCTCCTTGTATCTGCTTCCCTTCCAGTTCATCTCTTGTAATTTGTAATAATCTGATGCTTTAAGTTTGTTCGTGCCTTTTACTTCAACAAAAGATATGTGTCCTTTTTGTACAACAATATAATCTGGTAGCAATAGTATCTCTGTTGCATACCAAAACAAATCTAGCTTATTAACTTTAGGGTCAGTGCCTATACGAAGATAGTCTTTGTATTCAACTAACTCTATTTTTTTTAAGTAGTTTTGCATACCAATGTCTGCCATATCATCTCCACTATTTCTTGATTCATAGCTGTCTAAGTATGTATTACTCATTCCTCTTCTCCGAACATTTCTATCCAACACTTAGGATGTGTGCCTGTAATCATTTGTTCTCTGTAATCTTTGTCTAATGACTTAACTGCATCTTGTATGTGCATACCTTGATGAAGATAAAACATTTCCTGTGTGAATATTTCTACAGTTCCTGTTTGTTTACAATGAAAACACTCTTTTGTTTCAACAACATACTTATCTCCATTCTCAAAGTCATATATTTTATCTAATACTTTAAAAGGGTAGCTCATCTTGATTACCTCCTTTTTCTGATGGTTTTACAAGTGCATGGCATGTCATCCATTCCCACTTGTAAATATTATCTTTATCTGTTTGTTTATATCTTTGTCCACAAAATGTATTGCCTTCTGTATCGGTATACATTTGTCTATCTGCACTACAAAATGCTCTTGCTTTACATGTTGTATCAGGTGGTGCAGGTATATCAAAGTTGTATTCAGGGTATCTCTCTTTAAGTTTTGCTTTTAATTTCTCAACATTAATTGAGATACCCTGTTCTTCTAAAGCCATTCTGATGGACAATCTGTATCTCCCCATGCAGTCCAACCACAACCATTATTGTTTTGATATGTGCTACAACTCCATGATGGTATCTTTGCAAAGCGTTCATCACTAGCTTTTTTCTCTCTGTTGTCTTCTATCCAGTCAGTTTCTCCACATTCTGGACATGCTCTAACAACCTTTTCTTCTATCTCGCCAAAGACTTCTTCTATAATATCTTTGTCTTCGTTAGAGTCATCAGTAACTTTTTTATACATATCTTCTGCTCTTGTCATAAATGTATCTATGTTACTTTTGGTCCACATCTCTACATCAGGACTAGCAACTCCATTATCTACCAACTCTCCATAAGCATTACTCTTAATTGTTTTGCGTAATGATTCGTTAGGTATCATAGCTGTAAGCAATGTGTTGAGTTGATTACCAATCTTACCAGTAGAACTCTTTGGCTCTGAAACCATTTCATCTATTACTTTATTCATAGCTTCTTCTTGTTCTTTAGTAGGTTCAACTACTGGTTTCTTTTCTACCTGGACCTTACTCATCTCTTCTCTGCTTGGTCTAGGTTTGTTTGCACCTTGATACATCCAGTTACTTAAACTTCTGCCTAGCGAACTTGTTTCGCAGTTCTCCATCCAAGCATCAGCATTAGCAAATCCACCTTGTCCTTTGGTTTCCTGTGCAATACCAGTTGCAACTGGATGCGTGTCATTCATATCTTTATAGATAGCAGACTTTATTGTTACACAAGTTCCATCATCAGTTATGTGTACAACTTCTGTTTCAACTCTTCCATTTGGATAATCTGTCCAGAATTTTTTAAGTCTTTCTTCTACTGTTTCATAATTTTCTAAATTAAATTTAGCCATTATTCTTCCTCCTCTAATGATTCAATTATCTTATAGACACGCTGTCTAGTCATCTTTAAAGTGTCTGCAATTTGTATTGCACTAGCACCATTATCAAAAGATATTTTGACTAGATTAGCTCTTTGTTTCATTAATATATCTAATGTGTTCTGTCTTTGATTAATTATATACTGCATGTCTGACAATCTTTTAAGCAACTTCTTATTGTCTAACTGTTCCAGTTCTTTTTGTTCAAATTCAACCCCATTGAGAAACTTCTTCCCATCTATTATTTGATATACTGTCATTCTTCCTCCTCTTTTTCTATCTTTGACAACTTAATCTGCTCATCATAATCTTTAGCAAATATGTTTAACAAAGCATTTACTTTTTCTCCATTTACATTTGTTAGAACTGGAGTCTTCTCTACTCTCTGTCCTCCCAAATTGTTTGCTAACTGGATAGCCCATGACTTTAGTAATTTAGGTTCACTAAAGATGTTCTTATCCCCTGTGCTTTTTGCACTCACTTTTCCTCCTTCTTGTCTTACTTATTTATTAGGTTGTTTCTAGTTCAACTAACTTGACTATAAACATACCTCCTAAATCTTTGAGTTCTCTAACCTTACATAACGCATCATGTTTAGTTTGATACTCCCATGTCATTGTTCCACCATAAACGCTGACACTTCTTACTTGGTAAATCATAGCTCTCCTATGTCATCTACTATTTAATTATAGCTCATCTTTTTCTATCTTGTAAACTTTTGTTTAATTTTATAGAGGTGTTAGGTAGTGTTCAACTAAGCCAAAGGGTAGCTTGTTCGTAGTTCTCTTACGATTCTATTCTACCTAACGATAATCCTCTAAATTGAATCTCCATTAAAGTAGTCTGATACCTGGAATCTCTTTAAGCATATCTCACAATACACTACATCTTCATCTCTATCTCCATTGATATAAGCGTTAGGCATTTCAAGTATATCGCTAAAGGTATGACTGCAATTACCAGGCATTATTCTTCTTCCCTTACTTCTGATATTGCTAACACGCTCATGTTTAATGACTTGTGTATCATGTCTATCTTCTTTTGTGTATGTTCTATAGCTTTATCTTCTGATTCAGCAGTAACATAATTAGTTCCTGATATAAGTACCCTATACTTTTTCATTATGGTTTTTCTCCTGTCATTTGTTCGTAACAAATATCATCTAAACATTCATGTTGTTTATGTTTAATACAATATTCATTTGTTTCTTCTACATTAAATTTATAATTACCTGCGTACTTTATACCTGCACCTGCTTTGTAATTTAAATTTTCTGCAATAGTCATGGCTTCATTTTCATTATCAGCAACAACTATCTCCTCTGCTAAATCAATCTCCTGGTATATAACTACTTTATAAACT